CTATCTGCGTGCCAGTAAGGGTCTGTTTCGGTGAATGATGTTAAATAGCCTTTAGGATTTGAGGTATAAGGATAAAACCCACCAGCAACACTATCTTTTTTATGGGCAAATCTTACGCTATCATTATGCCAATTCGGGTCCACTTCTGTAAATGATGAAATGTAATTTCTTGGGTTAGATGCATATGGATAATAAACAGTACTGTCCGAAATGTTTAGCTTTTTGATTACCTGATTATGCAACCAACTCGTATCAACAATAGGGATAGCCGCAATAGCAGTATTGATATTCGCTTTGGTCGCATCCCATGTGAGGGTGTCGGAGTTGTTTTGCTTTCTGTTGCTTAATGCAATCGTATCTGTGCCGTGTAAGAATCTTACTGTATCAGTAGCATGTAAAAATCCTCTTGCTGCGATATCGCTATCTGTCTGATGCTGCGTGTAATAGTTTTGGAATAGATAGTAGTGGGTAGCAAATCTATTAGTATCTACAACCGCACCGCTATAAAGAACACTATCAAGATGTGCAAGTGTCTTAAAATAATATCCAACCGTAATAGGGGATATGCTACGCGACAATACCTGATAGGTAATGGCACTATCTACCCCGTGCATGTATTGCGGGATGGAGCCTATCCATTGCGCTTTTATGCTCGTTGTAAATAAAAATAATATTGATATAAATAAAATCTTTTTCATCCTATGCCACGTAAAAAGTTGAGTATATGTTTGATGGTCTGTTACTATCTATTATTGATGCACTTGAATAGTTAAATACTTGACCGCTTACGGGCTGAGCATTAACATCACTAATCCTATTATCTAAGCAGAATTGTATTAAGTTGTCCAATGTGCCATAAGACATTAAACACAAGTCATATATAGATTGCCCGTCTCTTGCTAATATCTGTTTCATCGTGTCGCGTTTGGTTGAACCACAAGCGTATTAGTTGCCGTACTTATTGAAATAATAGGGTTTATGCAGGTATATCCGTCAAGTGATAATTGAGATTGAGCATTGTTTGTTATGGCTGTAATGTTCGGCTTAGCTTTCAGATACAACCCTATTCCAACCCCATCTGAAGGAAACTGCTTATACCACCCCTTAGATGCGTTTATAGTATCTTTTATATGCTGTGTGTCAGATGGCGCAAGTATCAAATCCGTATCGCTACCCAATACAAAATCATCTATCCCCGTATTGGGATTGTTCACTAATTCTATGTCGTATCTTGTTGCCATGTTCTTAACTTAAATTGCCCCCAAACACTCCCGTTACTACTCCACCTGTATGGTCAAGTAATCCACTTATATAATTTATCGTTGCGTCTTTAACATAACTGTCAATAGCATCAGCAAAAGCCCCGCAAAGCGTATCTATCTGGTTTGCCTGTGTTGTGGTAATGCCAGTTATATTAGCTTCCATAGCTGTTTTTAATGCCGACTTTAATGTTGCTTTGTTTAAACTCATACCAATAAAGCATTTAACCTTGTTCCTATTGCGTTTATGTCCGTTACGTTATCCGCTACACTTGTAGTACCTGCACCATTCGTAAAGGTCATAGCCGCCAATACATTTATAAAGTCAGCCATTATCGTTGCTAATGACTGTGTGCTATTCTTAATATTGAACTTTGTACCATCCATTTTAAATATGGCATCACCCACCACATAGTAAAGCGAATCCACCTTACTATACATCATCACAAATGGTTGTAAGTTTTCCGTATTACATACTATCACTACGCTATCAACGGCAGGGGATAATAGCAACCCATCTTCAACTGAAGCCATCAGCAACACGCCCGATAAATCTATTTGCGCCTCACCGTTTATGGTTGTTACATCACAAACCCTATTGGCTATATCCACGCTATTTACCGTAGCCGCATATATATGCGCCCCGTCATGATTTTCACCATGAATTTGTGATAGTTTCGCTATGGCTTTACCTAATTCGCTCACGATAATATTTTATAGTCTAAGTGAATTGTTTGTCTTAATCCTTCATCTGCACCGCCCGAAATATCTACACGCTTAACCATATACTCCCCGTTTCTTTCAGGCAACAATGGGTCAACTAACACAACCATATCCCCATGCTTTACGTGTGGCAATCCGAAGGTTGTAAATGAACCCCTGAATCCATCGTAATAAAACTTTTGTAGCTGCGTAACCCCAATTTTAAAAAGCTGATTTTCATCAGTTATATTGGAGTATAGCATCATCGTATGTCTTTCCCCTTCCTCATTAGGTGGAAAATCAACGCCTTTTGTCTTGCTTACTTTTTGGAATAAGCCATCTTTACCATTAGGGTTAAAAATCAATATCTCTGTACACTTCATGGTAGTTTTGGGCGAACCATCTTTAGTGCTGCCCGTTGACGTAACCTTGTAATGAGATTTGACTATCATTGATAGAACAATATCATCCTTACATTTCCAAACAAGGCTATCGCTTATGATGTTCTTTTGGAAAGTGAATGTGTACTGTTTTAGATCGGTTGGCACATAATGGGTATAACCTATTCTTAACTCATTACCCCTGAAATAACTATCTACGTGATATTGTTTTTTAAGCCTTGCAAGGAACGATGCTAAGTTTTCACCTTTACTTATCAGGTTGCTAACATTGAATACTAAATCAGTTTTTGAGTAATCGGATATTTTAAGATTAACCCCGTATTTGGCGTACTTGTTTATAATGCTTTTATCGCCAGTAGCGGAATTGGCATCTAACATAGACTGTACTACGGTTTGAATAGTATTGCTATTCCAAGTTTTGATAGGCGTAGGTATTTGCTTCAACAACCACATATTATCCTCACAAGTAAGGGTAATGCTCATTTTGGTTTTTACGTGGCTTATATATCCCTGAAACAAAGGGGGATTAGTAGGGTCGTAAGTATTAAACCCTGTGGTTTGTGTTTGCTCTATATCATTTACAAAAGCCCTATAACCAACATTTACAGTTACAATATCACCCGACATAAATACGGGTATAACATTAGGCGCAAATCCCCCCATGTTACTATATGCTTCACTAACGTTTGCAAGGCTTATTAATGAACTGCTATTGGGGTTTGATTTTGATGTTACGCGAACCCTTACACGTTTGGGTATTTCTAATTTAAAATTCTGTGTCAGGTTGGCATAGGTACTATCACCTTCATACTTATGTAAGAAAGGTATAGTTATAATCAAATCCCTGCTTGCCCACTTGTCAGAGGGTATTTGCTGGATTGTTATATTTGTTAGTACCTGATAAAAAGCCATGACTAAGGGCAAAATTCAGTTAATGGTATATCGCTACATGCTGTTATCGTAAATGCCTGACTTGCATAGCTTCCCGCTTGTTGTGGAAAACTCACATCTTCAATCACTATATTTTTAATACGATACATAGCCAATAGATAATGAGTAACAGGTAATGATATGGGAGCCGTTACTATTTGTTGTAATAAAGCCATATCTGTTTTAGGTGCTATTCCAGAACCTTTACTATTAAATATGCCGTTTATGGTAATATCGTAATCATCTAATCCTATGTATTCTTTTATCTTCCCATCTCTGCCCTGTATTGCTGTCTTAACTACATTCTTTTTGAGATTAAGCGTTACTATGGCTATATCAATATCCAAGCTGTCAAATGTGTAAGTATTGCCGTCTATGCCCGTGTATTGGTTCTGTGGTTGGATATTAGGGTCTGTGTTGCCAAGCGTTAACCTTCCATATACGGGAGTGCCTAATGGGCTATATCCGTCTGGTTCATCTTTAGCAGGCGCATTGCCTAATCCGAAAATTGGTATATAATGTGATGCTATTTCTTGCGGAGTAATAACAACAGCATGGCGCAGCGTCGAGAACGTTGCTTTTGCCAATTCGATATTTAATGAAGTATTACTCATGTGTTGCGCCTATTTGGCTATCATTAATAGCGTTTGTCATGTGTCTTAAAATCTGCTCACCCGCTGCCGCTGAACCTTCTTTAAATGTTTTGGTTTCAAGCGTATCAATACCTATCATTTTCTGAATAGTAATGTTATAGTTAATAACACGCTGACCCGTTACCTTGTCGGTAAGTGGGGATATGTTACCCGTTCCTTTGTTGTGTTTTTCTTTATCGTGTTTTTCTTTATCGTTTACGGTTGATAGATAGTCTGGGAAATTTGGCATAGGGAAATAGCCCCCGCCACCATTCATTCTCATATATTGTGCCTGATAAGCATTAAATCCAGTTGTGTCTGCCTTATGCTCATTACTTGCACTGGCTTTCCATGAATGGTCGCTTTGAAAAAATCTATCAAAAAGGCTTGTGTTTATTCCCTTAGATTCGTCATATGCTTTTTTATCTTTTGCGTTAGCTTCAGGCGATAATCTCTTATCATAATGCCATGTTCTGCCATCGTCCCTGTCGCCAAATGCAAGCGCAAACGCGCCAAGTATAGCCGCACTAACACCAACCAAATTAACCATTACTGCTGCCGCTTCTGTTGTCCCGAGCATTGCCCCCCTTGCACCACTACCCACTACCGCTTCAGTAAGACCAAATGCGCCTGTCATTGCCGTAACAGCACCACCCATTTCGTCATAAAGGGCAATTCCTTCAGCTGCTGTTGTTTGGGCTACATTCAAAGCTTCTAATGCTGCGGTCAATTCTATTACCGAAGCCGTAAGTGTGTTAGTTACACCTATCTGCGTTACTTCTTTCTCAATACCTATACCCCAAAGTAAATTAGTTGCACCCTGAACTATATTAAATGATAATTGAATAGCTTTAAATGCTAAATAAGCCTCACCAATATGTACTATTGTCTTACCCCATGATATAAGCTGTTCCTCGTGTTCTTTCATCCACTCAACACCTGACTTTATCTCATGGAATAAAGCGATTATTTCGGGCTTTAACTTATCGCCCAAATCAGCTTGGAATGAAAGCCACGCATTATGTAAATCGTTTGTTTCTGCCTGATAGCTTCTTAATGCTTCGGGTAGATGTTGGTCATACATATCCTTCATGTCCTTTAAGACCTTCGGGATATACTCATATGAATTTGTAGTAGTTAATGCGCCCTTACGTATTTTCTCATTTAAACCCTGCATGGATAAACCCATCTCATTGGCAAGGTTTACGCCAAAACCAGGGAGATTGGCTATAAGGGGGCGTAAGTATCTTGGTTGCAAGTTACCTTCCTCTAATAGCTTTCCTATGCCTGCTATTGCCTGTTGTACTTTCTCTGCGGGTAGGTGTAATATGGTAAGTGTTTCGGAAAGATCTTGGAACATCGCACGGGCTTTCTCTCCCTCTGCTGGTGTTCCTTTAACCATCGCCATTAACTGTGCATATTCCTGATAAGTTTCCATGATAGGTAACTTAAAATCAGTAACCGCTTTGTTAATAGCTAATTGGTTCTGTGTGGCCTCGAATGTATTATCAGAGGCAAACTTTATAAGGTTCTTGTAAGATTCTAATTTGGTAGTGGTTTCAACTATATCTTTACCGAAATTAAATAGTTCACGACCACCCAAGTAAAGACCGAAGCCTTGCAATGTGGTGTTTAGGGTGCTGACAGATTTCTCAAAAGACATAGCATCACGTTCCCAACCATGAAGGGTTGATGATACGCCCGCATCTTCTAAGGAAACTACATATTTAACCCCCTGTTCCATTATCTTTAATGTGCCCTATTTTTTTCATTAATATTTCTAACCAAACCACATGCTGCAAATACTTATCTATATCCCAACTCAAAACCTCATCCAGCCTGTATTTAAAATAATAGGCGATGAGGGGCAAATAGTCCGCCCACCCACCGCCTGAATTTTCTCTTAACTGGTTTAATTTTTTTTTCCTGTTGCCTCTGCCATCTCGTTCATACGCAGAAACTCTCTAACAACAGCTTTCCAGTATTTTTTATTTTTAGTGGTTATGCGGGGGTCGCTTTCATCCTTACAAATCAATAGTTCGACTTGTGAAGATGCTGTACTTGCCATCCCTCTGCCTAAGATGCCGCTATCCCATAAGGACAATTCAGCTTCAAGGCTTGGTTCTTGCAGGTAACAGGTGGCTATATCTCCCTCTGCTATTTTTACGTCAATTTGGATTATACTGTCGCAGTTGTATTTATGCTTCAGTTGTGCGATGACACTCGTTTCTTCGCTTGTTTGTAATTCTTCAGGCATATTATTCAGGTTTTATGATTTACTATCTGGATAATCCAGCGAATATGAATGGTATATTTTTAGTGAACTTGGTATCACCTTGTTTTAGATCTTGTCCATCTTCTGTAAACTCTACATTAGAAAGAATATCAACAGTTGGAGCAAGTGGATTACCATACAATACTTTAATAGAGAACGGTTGAATACTATCTAAGCTGCTATCTGGTGAACCATCAATAAGACGTTTAATGTCTTCCATGTATAAATCAATACTGCCACTATACTCTTTATTGCCACGACCACGACCCACAGGCTCATCACCTATGCCATAATGGTTATCTTTTTTAGTGTTCTTTCTAAAAGATATAGACGATATAAACACAAGTGGGTTATTACCTACAAGTATTGTTATTTGTCCCCAAGCATATAAATTGCCGTTAACTAACATTATTATTTAAGTTTTGCCGTGAAAGAAATACCCACCTCGATATAATCTGCCACGCCTTGTGGTAAAAGTTTTAAACCAATAGCAACCTTATTGGTGCTAAGTACATTTTGTGTAGGGTTTATATTAACCACACCGCTAACCAATGCACCCTGCGCTATCATGCCACTTGACAGGTCGCCATCTTTCACCATTTGTACTAATGGCTGTGATGCTGCCGTATCAAATATCTGTGCCGTTACTTGGCTTATTGTGCCATCAGCGTTAAGGTCAATACGTGATTTCAATAATGGTAATACACCATTATAAACCCCTCTGATTGATTTTTGTATGGTAAGGTTTCTGCTTATAGTACTATAATCACTTGTCTGTGTGGTATAGGTATAATCATTGTTGAAATAAGTACCAGAGAATGAAGGGTATTTACAAAGGAATATGTATCTGTAACTATCTATTTGGTCAACCAAAGAAGCTGCCAAAGAAGCATATAATTGACCGTTTGTAAATGCTGGCGTATCTAATTCAATACCATTGCTTGCGTTGAACGCCCCAACCTCACCAATATTCTGGCTTACTGCTGCTGAACTTGATGTACCTAACAAATAACCAAGACATGGTATAGATGCGCCACTTGTAACAAACAACTGCGCACCAACCGCTTTACCATCCTGACCGATACAAATCGAAGTGAACGGATTAGCAAATGTGTGTGTCTGACCGTTTATCAAAGTTGATAAATCAGATACACCCTTAATATTCGGAGCATAAACAATATTACATTGCATTGATTGTGGCAATGTCAACATGATATTGTTAAGCAAAGTAACGTTTGAATCTACCGTAGAAGCATTTACTGATGTAGGGTCATATACGCCAATCATTCGGCATTCACCCTGTGCATTCTGTTGTAGTGTTACTATATCAGCATAGGTAGACGATACGGTGCTATTAAAGTTTATCCAAAGTTTACCCGTTGGGTTGGCTCTGAAAAACTCTGATATTAGATAATGCCAGATTGCTTTGTTTGATGCAACGCCTACTGTTGCAGATGCGGGCTGTGTTAAAGTACCTACATAAGCACCTGTGATAGTTACGTTTACCGGACTACCTGTATTCAATGATACACCTAATCCCGCACGGCCTGTTATTGTAAGGGTCGCCGTAAGGAAAGAAGCTGTATAGCCATGTATATAAGTACCTGCGTTAATTACCGCTGCTATTGCCGCTCCCTGTGCCGCTATCGTAGTAGCACCTGACCCAGTAGTATAAGTACCTAAGTTAACAGAAGTAGTTAACCCATTAGGATTCACTTCGGTAACACTAAAGTTTATCGTATCACCTGTATTACCTTTTGTGGTAATAAGGTAAGTGGCTTGCGGTTTCGTTTCATCTGCGTAGTCATTTACTATACCTTTGCTTTCCGCATCTGATATACTAAATACAGCTTGTGTAGCTGTTACGGCAAAAGAACCAGGGGCTACCCCATATAACTGCAAACCGCGAACAAAATCTAAACCCTGTGCAACTTGCCCAAGTTGATTCTGTCCATATATAAACTTAACGTTAGCTTGTGATGACATTATTTACCTTTTTTGGTATTAGTACCAAGAATTTCGCTTGCGCTTTGTGTTTCTACTATTTGGTGTTCTGGTTTGCCAAAAATTACTTTTTCAGCCATACCGCCATCACCAGATTTTGGAACAAACTTTGCATGTAAACGACTATATTTTTTGCCCTCAAATTCATGTACGGTAAAATGATGATTACCATCTGCCGTAAAATGAACTTGTTTAATTGCTGGGTTATCTTTGATAGTCTGTACTATATCAGCTTTTTGTACTTCAGGAATATTCAGAGCCATGATATTAATAGTTTAGATTTCGTGATGTTTCAACCCACTTCGTGCCGTCAAATCGGAAACGAATAATTGATTTCTTGTTAGCTGTAATGGCTATTTTGGCTGTGCCTGTTGAAACTACCCAGTTACCTGACAAGTAAACAAACTGACCTGTATTAGTTGCCTGACCTGTTATCCATAAAGCCAGTTCATCATTCAGGTAGCAACCTTTAAGCGTCTTAAACGCAAGGCATACGCTATCCGTCATAGCCACAGTTACGTCAATATTAGAATGACGTGGGCTTAGGCGTGTAGTATCTACCGTTGCACCTGCTGTATCTGAAACAGCATAAAAATAGTGGTTTTCAAATGCTCCCGAATTATCGCCACCTTTAGCGTTGCTATAACGTGGAAGTGCGCTTTGTGCTGATGCGCCAAATGCAAGCGCAATAAAAATTATGCTAAGTATCTGTTTCATATTATGCTACGAAGTTTGCTGCTGTTAAAGTTGTCATCATTGCGATTTCATTACCGTATTTGTACTGAATATCCATTTTCAGTAAGGCTTTCACGAAGTATAATTCCGCTTCTGGGCGCCATTTCTTCATTTCGATTGTGTTCTCATCATCCTTACTGTTATATGCGATATGCAACGCACCATCAAAAGAACTTACGAACTCACCAAAAAGGATCGTGTTATCAGGAATACCATTCAACACCTCGATACCATAACCTTTCCATACTGGAGTACCTTTCTCTGGGAAGTTGATACCTTTGTATGTAGTGTTAACTAATGCCTGTGTATATATCAACCATGTGTTAGGCGACATCAGATATTTCATGCGTTTAAATGAACTATCTTTTGATATTAAACCTTTCTTGTTGATTACTATCAGGCTTAACAAGCCATCAAGGAACGTAAGGATATTTGATGTTGTGATGGTCGCTGGTGATGCGTAGTTCAATACTGAACTATCATTAATCAATTGTTTGATGATACCATCAAAGAACTGAATGTTATAACGGCTATCGGTTGTATCTGTGATGGTGCTATATCCAGTAGATGCCTGCCAGATACCTGTTTCCAATTGCTCGAAAACACGACCCATCATCATATACATGGCATATGCTTCAAACTCAACAGGCAGCTTTCTTTCCAAAAGCAGTTCTGATAAGTTTTCAGCTTCCCAATGATCTTCTAAATCTCTTGGGTTAAAGCGGGTGTAAAGCATCGCATCTTTCGGTGTGATGGTTTTTTTGTCAACTGTCCAGCTACCGTTGTCGGTTGTTGGTACGGCCTGACGGGGTTGCAAACCGCCCGTGAAATCAATATTGCCAATGTTCAACGTTTTCTTTACGCTGTCTATTACATTGATAACGCCCTTTTTAACCGTATCCATTTCAAAAAGAACGGGTGTCCAGTATGCGCTGGCAAACTTACCAATGTACGATTTATCATTAATTTGCAAAGCCATCGTGCTTACAGTTTATTTTGTTTTCTTAATTGTTTTTTCAATTCGGCAGGTGTGGTAGGAACGAAGTTTACATCGCCTACATTCTTAGGTTCAAATGCACCTTCTTGCTTAGGGGCGTTCACGTTCAACGGTATAGCCTCTAACAAGTTTTTACACTTGTCTTTACCAATGGTAAGTGCTGTATTCAACCATTCCTTAATAACTTCCTCTTTATTTTCAATACGGCCAGTTTTGGCAATATCTACTATCATATTTTTGCAGTCTTCTTCGTTGCGTTTCTTTTCAGCTTCTTCAGCTTCTTTCTTCGCATCTTCCATCTCATTGCACATTTTATCATGTGCTTCTTTCAACGCATTATATTTATCGGTAGCTTCTTTAAGAGCATTTGCAGCCTCATTTAAAGCATCCTCATGTTTTTTCATTTCTGTTTCACGGTCAAGATTCAGAAGTCTTAAATCTTCTTTCATCTTATTAACCGCTTCAAGTATTGCGCCTTCTGATGCTTCATTATGAAGACCTAAAGCATTTGTTACTTGGTTCATTAGTTTATTATTTTTAGGTTGTATATAACTGTTTAAAATCAGATTGCCCGCTTTCCACTTCTCAATCACATTACTTACTACTCTTATGCCCTGTTGCGCTTCTTTGCTTAGTACTATTTCATCACAAAAACCCAATGAATAACATTCATCGGCTGTCATAAAGGTTGTTGCATCCATCATTTCAGATACCTTACTTTCCTCTATGCCTTTTTTAGATGACAACATCGTTACTATGCTATCTCGGAATACTTTGTATGACTGGCTATCTTCATCATCCGCCCCGTGTGGGTTGTGCATCATCAGGCTACTGTAATCAAACATGCGTCTTTTCTTGCCTGCCTGAAAAACCCATCCGCCTGTACTTGCTGCTATGCCTATACAAAGTGTGTCAACTTGTGTTATACCCCTGCTATTCAATAATTTCATAGCACCATAGATATTCCACCCGTCTATCACTACTCCGCCAACAGTATTTATAAGAACTTCTACCCTTTTCTTTCCCTGCCTTTCAAACTCGAACAACTCGTTTTGAAACTCATCCCCCATTATGCCATTATTCCCCTTATCGTCTTTCCCGATATGGGTATTTATTAGCATGTATGGTACTTCGGCATCTGGATTGGGAGAGTATTTAAACTTCACAGTATAAAATTCCGCTAAAGAATAGGGGGTAATGGTTTAGTGTGTACACCTTTTTTTAAAAAAAGTTCATACATTTGATGTATGAGAACATTTATACTATTATTTGCCGTCATTATACTTGCCTCTTGCAAGAAAGAATACAACACCACCATTGTGGTTAATCAGGCTACACAACCGCCAACGGGTATGCACTTTATTTACCATTGGGGTAATGCCACACTTAGGTGCTTTAAGAATAATTATGCGGATAGCGCAGTTGATAGTATGCAGTCCTATCAATCATATGATACCAGCTATGTGATATATAAAAATGAAAAGCTGTTTGTATGGTCTTATGATAGCTTATGGAATAGTGCTGCTGCGTATTACAATAGATGCTGGATTGGCAAAACCGCATTTGATACTACTACGGCATATTCAACTTGTGGGGCTTCACCTTCTATATGGTTTGATGATAACGGTAATCAATGGCATAAATCAAATATCTATTTGAATATAGACAATATGGCGCATTTTGATTTTTCGGCTGGTAGTCATGGCTACACAAGCCAGAACTAAGGTATTAACTGCGCATCAATAAACAGGCTGCGGAATGTTCCAAACACATAGTTCATGTCATCGGTATTAAAAAAACATTCCCTTGCGCCTACGTATGATATAACGCTTAAAAAGCATCTGGAATCTATCCCGTCAAAATCATATCCTTGTGGTCTTGTGCCATCAGCCGCTATCTTAAATTTAGGCTGCACCTTCTTTTGTGATAGGTTGCTCCAGTCGGGTTGAACACTATTATTAACGCATTCAATTATAATAGCCAATTTATATTTAGCTACTATATACGCCTGATGCTTTACGGGTAATGCCGACACGTCAGGCAGTGCCGTTGAATACCCTAAATATGCGCAGGCGGCTTCAAATGAATCTGGTCTCATAATAGTATTGAAATCTTTTTAATTTGCTCACGCAACCCTTCTGGTAGCCTGTTTAGTTTTTCTTTGATAGCGTCTGTTACAAAGCTGCTTTCACTCTCCCCCGTTTCTTGTTTGTATGCTTGTAGCATTTTTTTAACGGGAGTAGGGGGATAGCTTACAGTCTTTCTCTTTTTGTATTCTTCTTCCGTCATATTATATTGCCGTGATTAGATACATATTGATAGTTACATAGTCATTACCCGCACTATTCTTGCCCATATACTTTACCTTAAATCCATAAAGACCCCCACCACCAGCTATTGAAGTAGTCGCAGAAATCCAATCCGCATCACATCCCGAAGGTTTACTAATGGCAATAGACGAACCACCAACAAAAGCCCCCTGTGGTCTTAATTGCACCTCACAACCTACAATGGCATTAGTAAAGTCAAAGGTCAATGTATTTACTGTTGCTCGGGTACTGCTATACTCTATGTAATAACTCTTATCAAATGTTAAAGTTTCGGGCGCACCCCATGCTCTTACCACATCAACTGGTTGGATATATGCGCTTGTCCGTTTGGCATTAATTAATTGGAAATCCGCACTTGCAGAAGTACCGTTAAACGTAATGGTATTTATTTGGTGTACGCTATGCGTTGACCCATCACTAAAGGTTAACGGATCGGCAATAGTAGCAGTAAAATATGAGGTCGTTATGTGGCAATATACACCGCTTAACGCACCAACTCCAGTTATAGACGTATATGGGTTGATATATATCTCACCATTATAGTAAATTGCCCCCTCGGTTAGGTTGCTATTAATACCAGTAGTCGAATAATTACAGCCCCATAAAATATACGGGGTACTTGAACTATACGGCTGCCCAGTCAGGTTTTCAATTAAAGACTGTATGGCATTATTTCCCAATTCTTGGTATGCCTGTTGTAAATGCTGCCATGTACCTTGCGTAAAGGGTTGCTGTGATGTGTTCGTAATAAAACTGCTATCAACTTTTTTCATCTTAGTAAGATTGTATGTCGTAGTTTAAACCTATCGTATTATATAAGTCAACGAAATTCTTTATTGATTGTGGCTCACCTGCAATGGTCGCCAATAATGCCGATGGCACGTAAATAGTAAAGTTTTTAGCTGTGCTATATGCTATCGAAGCAAGCCCCACCATTCCATGTGAAACATTAGTACCCACCACACTAGACCTATCACTTGTAAGCCCCACGTAGAACGATGGCATAAAGCGGCTATTGGTCTGTATGTATATATCGGGTAGTGATGGTAATTGTCTGAATGTGCCACCAAATTGCTTATTAAGCGCATATTCAAACAGTTTCAAAGAACTGCTATATAATATTCTTTCCTGTGCGCCTATAAAACTTTGCTGTCTTAAATACCAAAAAGCACTTGCGGGTGATGGGGTGTTACCAATATTACCGCTTACTGTACTTTCATAAATGCTATATCCATACTTCACTATATCACCACTTGCATAGGTAGTGCCGATAGCCCATGCCGTTGCCGTTTTACCCTCTCTGTAATCCTTAAACCTGTCATTTATGTATTGTACTGCTGATACTAAGCCTTTCAGTAAAGACAATACAAGATTACCCCGCTTATCGGGTGGTAATTGATTGGCTCCGCTTTTAAAAGCATCAAAACTAAAAAGGCTCATTATTCAGCTATAAAGTTTAAAGTATCAGTTAGTGTGTGTCCTGTTGTTGTTTCAGCTACTATATATCCGCTTACTGTCTGCCATTGTCTTAATACCCAATCATAAGACGTTACCATTGGTGTAGCACTCGCATATGGCGTGCTATCCTGCCTTGCACTCACATTGTTGAATAGTACGTCATTAACGCCCGTTACATTGCGGATAACCTCTAATAAATCAGATAACTTAATAGTGCCACCAAAGTTTGGCTGTGCGCTTTGTGTGGCTAAGAATGCGTTTATAGCACTTATCACATCATTGTTTATTGTACCGCTATAAAGTGTGTTATACCTTACATCGGCTTGTATCATTATCTTATCACTCGGTATGCTGCTAACTACATAAGTAATTCCTGCCGTTCCTACTATATTTATGAATTGTTGCGCTGCCGCAAGTTGTAATGTGGTTAATTGGGTAGGTGTTGTTCCCGTAGCCACTTTAATATCCACTACTGCATTGGTAGCATCTTTCAATACTGCACATCGGGTAATGATGTTTAATGTCGGATCAACGGTAGCATAGTAATAAAAGAAGCCTGTTGTATCTAATAGTAGGTTTTGGGCTACCGTTGCACTATATTGAAATTGAGATAAGAACTTGTTTTGTATCCACGCAGCTGTACTTGATGCCGCTTTGGTTACTATGGTCTCATTTTGGGCTATAAAAGCATCATACAACTGTTCGGCTATGGCCTGTACTGTCGCATAGGCATTCATAAACACTTGCGTTATACCCCTGCGGCTCCATTGTGTAGGGTCAATAGTTATACCAACTGCTGCGGCTGCCGTTACATATGCAGCCGTTATCGTGATTTGTATGGTAGATATAGTACGTGCCATTATTCAAATTCATCTGTAAATTCTGTATCAAATATGCCTTCTGTTTCAATGATAGCATCCACTTCAAGCGTAGTTGGCGGGTCTTTGGTAATTGTATCACCACTATCAGGGTCAAGCGTACTGCCTTTGGTATCAACGAACGTGCAGTTCATCTCTATTTTATGGTGATAAACGTCTGTATGGTTAAAATCCTGTTCCTCACTTACGCTTGATAATACCCCGCAAAATGAAGGATAGAAGTTTTTACCAAGATTTTGCATCAGCAAATCACGATATATAAACACTTCTAAGTTTTGGTTCATATTGCCATCCATTGCGTCAAGCTGCATATCCACCAAATGAAACCTAATTTTAAGGTCGCAAGTATTCACGCCCATATTTAGTTGGTTCCAATCCATTGGCATAAACTCCACAAAGCAAGCTGGGGTATTAAATATTACTCCGCCACTCATCCTATGCGCTTCAATGGCTTTTTCTACATGGTTATTCCAAACGGCTACATATTGGAATAGCTTTGTTAAATCAGGTTTGGTAACAGCATTACTATCCCACGAATAGGGAATAGCACTCACTTTCGTAAGTACGCTGTTTATTGCTGATATTAACGGGCTACTCGCCATACTTTACCTGTTTCTTCTTTAAGTATTTCTAATTGCTGTTTTGTTAACTCTGCCGTTTGTATCATGAATGGTCGGGCAGGTATTCTGTCCGTACCTTCATTTTGTATGGCGGCATATGGTATATTCACTTCCAGTACAGCCCTATTGGTTGTAATGGTCGGCGTCATTGTTCTTACTGCCGTATTTAGTTTGTTGCTATCGGTAAGTATCGCCTGCGCCCTTCTAAATGGGCTACTACTTAAATAAGTAGGTGTTCCAAACACTCTACGCTGTACTTCCTTCCATCTCGCCTCGCCCTCTAACCCTTCATTTTGGAATGCGGCAAAGAAATATTTACGAGCATCTTCGGCAATGATGCGTAATGCCTGCCTTTTTACAGCAGGTAGCATCTTATCTACTTTATCAAAGCCGAATTTGCTCATTATTTTTTACCTGGTCGTTCTTTGCTTTGTTCCTTAAATGGTTTCTTGCTTTTTATAGCGTCTTTGGGTTCTTTTACGGGGCTGGGTGTTCCTGTTGGCTCTGTCGGTTCTTCTATCACACTTAGGTATTGTGCTGGTATGCCCGTTACTTGTGCAATATATTCGGGTGCCACACGTATCTGGGCTTGCGCAAGTGTCATTACTTGGGTTGCAAACTTTTGGTTCGTGTCGTTCTTCTCATCTTGTATGGCTCTTTCTTCAGCATCATTCAAGAATTTAAATGATAACCCTTCAGGTATCATAATACCCAACCTGCGCAATTTTGGTATTACCTGTTCGTTTACGATCGGTTCAACAAATGCACCGTCTTTAGTTTGTTTATCTCTTAATGCTTTAGCTACGGGGCTTGCGGCGGCTGTATCGTTGGTATTACCGCCTGATGTTTGTGTTTGTGTGCTTCCAAGTTTGCCCGGCACACTATCTATCGCATCAGCATGACCCAACCAAAACTTAGATATTTTAGCTTCAAGTCTGTGTTCAATATCGTTATATGATTTATAGCCATTGCCTTTTGCACCATCAGACATAAATTCTAATTCATCCATCAGGTCAAGGATAATCCAACCCGCGCTACCCATATTATTCAAAGAATCTTCAAGGGATTTCAATTCCGCTTCGTCGGTCTTTGATGTTTTCAGCTTTCTATATGGCTGGGCAAACATTTCAATAAAGCTGGTATTGAACGCCAGATTATTCTTTAAGAATATCTCTGTTTTAGCCACGTTATAAAGCAGCCCATAACCACAATTAGAAATACCATTAGTAGGTAGTGTTGGAACCCATATATGCCAATCCCTGTACGGTGAATCCAAGAAGTTAAAACCGAATGGGTTTACTTCAAATGGCGTTACTTCGTGCGTATCGGGTCGTATATTCCATCTGCGTATAATAGATGGGTTTACAGGAATATTGTTACGTATATCTCCAATAGAAATAAGGTTATATCCGTAAGTTTGTGCATCAAGTATATAGTTCAGTACATTATGTGTGAACCATGTTTTTTTAAAATAGTCTGTCCACGTTTTATCTTTTTCACCGTTGGCATTCTGTAATTCAAAATCTCTTAATAATGTTAGGTCTTTGCGCCTTTCTATGCAGGCTGATAAGTGTTCGTTTAATACTGATTGTTCATAGAGTTTTTGCATCTCAACCCTGAACGGCCAGAAAGGGTCTTCCGCTTGCGTAATTGCAGCCTGCCAGTCGTCTAAACCCTTCTTGGTTCGTGCAAGGCCTGAAGGGAATATAACATTCCCTAAGTTCTTGTTTGTGCTTTTACTTCCACCCGCACTCGTATCGCCTATTCTTTTAGAATGTGCAGTACCCATTGATACGGGAAAGAAGTTTTTTACTCTATCTAAAAATGACATTAGTACTGATTAGGTTCTTTAATATTACCGCCATACCTCACACGCCTGCCGCTTTTAGGTTGCAATAGTGGTATATCTACTACCATCTCACCCTTAGCCATTTCATTTATAAAATACAAAGCCTCTTTGCGTTTTTCATCCCATACTTTAGGTATGTTCATAGGCGCAATAAGCGGGGCTAATTCTGCAATAGCTAATTGAACGATATAGATTTTAAGTTGCTGGTTTCTGTTATCCCCCTTTACCCATTTGGTTGTATCTGTGGGTAGTGTGTCCGCGGCTATGGTATATGCTGTGCCTGCATCCCAATATTGATAAGTACTGTTATTGATACTATCAGGGAATACATTTACATTAGGCACGTTGCTATATACATAGTATTGCTTCAGGTCGGTAGGTGCAATATTGCAGGTTGCCGTTATACAGGTATATACTTTGTTTTTCCAAAATACTTTATCACCTACATTATACCCATAAGTGCCATAATCAAGCCCACTCAAATAATTGAACATCGGGGCATTTGGTGATGATAATGTTGGTTGATACGTGCAGGTAGATGGATAAGCCGCAAAATAGATCGTGTATTGCGCACCAAGTGTAGCCCATTTGCCTATCGTAAATGTCGCATCACTATTAGCGGTAGTACATATATAGCCTATCCCCTGATAAATAACGCAAGCCTTTAGCGCATATGATGTAGATGCCACCCAAACAGGGTAATCAATAATCACCCTATCTCTTGCATTATATACTTTAGTCGGGTCGTATGGTAAAGTGTCGGTAAACTCTAAATTAATATCATACTTCTGTCGTAACTTACCTTTAATTACGTCAATAGCAAATGCTTCAGCGTCAACACGCTTAGCATCTGCATTTTGTGTTAATTGATTCAGATATTGAGTCTGAATGTAACTCTTGTAATCGTTTAGTACTAAGTACGCCATAGTTTAAAATAAAAATGCTTATCGCACAGCTATAAAGCCACACGATAAGCACTTAAATAAAGTTTTTCCTGCTTGAGCCTGCATCGGGGTAGAGTGCATCTTCACACTCAATTACAAAATTATTGTATTTTGTTGATATTTTACTAAAATTTTGTTTTTTTATTTGGTTTTTAGGAATTTCCTAAACTTTTTTCTGAAAATGAGCTTTGCTTTGGGTAAAATCCAAAAATATGTCTCTGGAGCCATCGTAGTTAAATGCCAAAACCCGCAATCCTCACATTGATATTTTCTAAATTTCTTATCGCTGTGTATTTTGTTAATAGAATCTTGTGCCTGCCAGTCATGCTCAAACACTTTCTTGCCCGTAGCTACACAAACACGCTTCATATCATGAATACCAATTAGTTTTACGTTGCCCCAGTCTTGGCGCGGCACTTCTACCCCCATTTTGATAAACAGCGTAGATATTAGCAAAGGCAGCGGTCAAAAAATACTCATCACTATCCGATGTGTGGCCGTATCTTTCACAATTCACGCCCGTATGCGGGTCTATTTGCTTCTCTTTTAGCTTTGTGCCGTCCACATCCTCTTTCAAATATTGATAATCCTCAATAGTTCGGTAGCAATCGCGCCCTATCCATATTTTTAAACCTTCATAACCACCCGAAAACAGGGCATTCATGAAGTCAATACGGGTCTTTACGTGTGGGGCTTTGGTCATTACACGCAACTGGGGGTTGAATTGCTTTAATTCTGTCCGTATCACCAAATAATCATTATGTCCTTTCTCACTTCTCGTATCTTCATCCATACCATGTGGGTCGCCATAGATATACATACCCATCTTGTGGCCTGCATATTTGGAATTTAGCGCATAGCAAACAGATTTTGATGTATTTCTTGGGCTTTTAAGGCATATTTCAGCTATCTTATAGGCATTGTAATACTTATTACCTATTACATCTGTTCCTTTCTCTACCTGCCATACCCCACACGTCATATATGGGTGTACGTTAAAGTCAAATGTTACATGTAAGGCTAAATCAGGATTGTATTTGTTATCCCTTGTATTGGCTTCGTAGGTAAATGTTTTGTATGCTTCTCCCCCACTTTGTACGGGTTGTGGATTTTGTTGGTAAAGGCTTTCAAATATACCTTTACTCTTAGCCCTTATTCTTTCCAGTCGTTGTAAACTATGTCGTGATGGCCATAAAGCCTCACCTATCTTACGCGGATCTTCGGGATTATTATCATCCTCTTTTATTGCAGGCAACGTTAATATTGTCCATTGCTCTTTATTGTCCTTCTCATCCTCATCTTCACCCTCATTCATGTATTGCAGCAACTTACCGCTAAGGTCGTTTGTGTCCCACCTGGTTTGTATTATCAGTATCTTACTCCCGTTGTGAATACGTGTCTCCGCAACTGACAAATACCATTCCCAATTCCTTAACTGTGTAATGGCTGACTTGGCTTCTTGTTTATCTTTTACGGGGTCATCAATGATTATCGTATCGGCAGCCGTACCCGTAAGGGAACCACCCACGCCCACAGTCTTTAAAAACCCACCATGACCAACCACGTCAAATCTTTCATTATTACGCACATACTTACCACCCCCATTACTACCACTCACAAGTGTAGTGGCCGGGAATAGTTGTTTGTACTCATCACTATCTATATACTTTTGACAATCGCGGTTAAAGGATTCCGCCCATGTAGCAGAATAAGAAGCCAATACTATTTTTTCTTCTGGATTTCTGCCCAACAGATATGCGGGCAGCATACGAGATGTTAGTTCACTCTTACCATGTTGAGGGGGCAAGAAAACCATCAATCTTTTTATCTTACCATTAGCAAAGTCATCAAGATATTTACAAAGTAGTTTATGATGCCAGTTATCAATATAATTCGGCTTTACATACTTAGCAAAAGAAAGCATTTCCTCTTTCGCATTCTGTTTCTTTAATTCATTTACGCTTGGTAGTCCTAACATATCGGGTTAACTGCATCTTCACAGTTATGTTTACTTAAATTAATTTCTTCTCACCATCGCTTTAAACATAGCATCTAAAGCCAACACAACAGGGGTATTGCGCCTCGATATCTCATTGAGTATCCCATTAGCCCGTTTACGGTTCTCCACCGTCATTTGAGGATAAGAATCACGAATACGCCTAAACCTACCATCCCAATTCATCGCCACGTCTTGTATCTGGTCTATCGTCTTACCCGCAAACAAAATTGTATAATCCATTATTCAGTATCTAAAGGTTCAAGTGTTACGGGGTGTTTATCTTTGTATGGGTCATTCAAAAACGCTATTACATTTTTATCGTAATAATTATCAAACTGCACATCGTTTATGTCAATCACCTTATCACCTAAACGTAATGTTATTTTCTCCCACTCTATTGGTTTATCGTACAGGTTCATATTAAACTATTTTATAAAAAGTGATAAAATTATTACGCTTGGGAGAGGGGTAACTGCCTGTAAATCCAGTTCAAAAATACCGCGTTTGACACCCCTCGCCATAATCGCGTAATGCTTGCCAGTAAAGGCTTTCAGTAGGGTAGGGGACTTTGTTAATGCTATATTTAACCCATGTGTATTACTTGCTATATCAACTCTACTTAACATAATAAAGATTATAGGGCAGAATCGTTACTACCCCCCTAACACATTGTTTTTAGTCTCACTTATTATTGTGGCATCTTCTATGGGTCTAATCAATATGCCATTCTCATCGCGCCCCTGTGCTTTGTATGTAAGTCTTATTAGGGTGTTGCGCTCTTCTATGGTTAACCTACTATAATCACATTCACTATCCCCCCTATTATCGTTGTCAGAATCACCTGTTAATGTATTCTTATTAGGATAAGCAAAGTCCATGATTACATTAAAAGCGTAGGTATCACCGTTAGCAATAGCCTTTTTTATCTGTGCTGCTATCATTAGCACTTCAATACTTTCAGGCTCTACTTTCTCGGTTAGGGGGTTAGTGGTGGTTAATTCACCATCTATCATTTGCCGTACTATTGTGGACTTGTTTTTCTTACCGAATGGCCTACCACCTAATCGAGGATGTGCATCGCCTGCTGGGAATCTATATTTCTCACCTTCTTTAGCTATATTCTTATTACTCATATAATGCAATTACAAGCCAATAACACATATTTTCTTTAATATATCAAAGATACGGAATAAGTATGTAAAAATCCAAACTATTTGTATTGCGGGTAAATATGGGTAGATATATGGGTAATGTTGTGCATGTTTTAGTGATATGCACAGGAAATGTGGGATTTGTGGGTGTGTTAGGTGTTGTTTGTCCTAAGCGGGTATTGGCCTGCGGCAGCAAGGAATATCTATTTTTATGCTCGCTCGCTTTGCTCACTCGTTAAAGTTCGTGAATTAATTGGATTTTCCAAATCTTTTGGTATCAAAGGGTTTCAGCCGAAAACATATTATTAATAAGTATAGTAGATTATACCATTTTCTTATTCACACCCATTGCAAAACGTATTATTTGGGGCTTAGGCACTTCATTAGGCTTAGATATTTCAATTCTCCTATGTTTACGCTTCCCTTTAATCATCTTGGAGTGTTGCCAGTTTAAATCGGTTTTTTTGTCGGGTTGCTTTTCGGATTTAGGGCATAAATCTGCATAGTTACCGGTTGTTGCAGCCTTTTTATGCTTATGCTTTTTCTTTTCTTTGTGTAAACTACGCCCTGCATTCAATCCTTTTAAATATCCTAAATGCTTATCTATCCAATGTATTGCACCCTCAAAACCTTGCATCCTTACTAATCTAATGCCATTTGTCTTTGCAAATTTATCCTTTATGCTATCCCTATATTTTACATCATCACTTGTATGAAATGCCTTACCGTCATACTCAATCAATATGTTTTGTTCAGGTAAATAAAAATCATATCGTAATTGTATGCCAGTCTTAGGATTAATACAATCCTGAAACATCACCTCTTGATAAAATAAAGCATTGATAGAATTTAACTTATCTTTTATCATCTTTTCAGCCATAGATGGCTTTTGTTTGGGTATTCTTGTAAACTTCAATGGCATACCAAATAATTTGTATAAAGTTACCAATTAAGAACCATATTACAAAGTATTTAGGTTGTTATTTAAGAACTATTTATATTTGCACAATGGAAATGTCAGTAAGCGAGTATGCTAATAAAAGAAACATCGCACGTACTTATGTATTGCGATGCTTAAAAAATAAAAGATATGAATTACTTAAAGGTGTAAAATCCGCAAGGATGGTAGGCAAAACTTATGTAATTACAATCATCAAAGATTATATATTTTAACGTGGTGGCATTCCATTTATACCCTTCCCGACACAATACACCCGATATTCTACATTTTATACCTAATAAGGTATTACTCAAAACTTATCTTAAAAGCATTTTTAACAGATTTTCGCTTTATCCTACGATCCGGATAGTCTTTACTATTTTCCGACCTCATTAAAAGCCAGTCGGTTTCATTGTCGGGATAAGGCTTATAGATAGCAATACCCTCATTTAAAACGAATAGATAAGGTTGTCCCCAGGCTAAATCTTCCTCTAAAGTTACAGGCGTTACATAAATAGTTTGTTTTGGTCTTATGGCTGGTCTCATGTTATCCCATTCAGGGGCTTGAGTAGCAAGGTAGGCAGTAGTAACAGGCTGTTAGTGCGTTCATAGTTATAATTTATTTTCTGTCTTGAATTGTTGCCAAGTTTCTAACCACCCGTTACCAAGTGTAGCTACCCCCTCTCCAAAAGCACTTTCAACCAACCCTTTCAGCCGTTCAATCTCTTTAGAAAGCAATAAGGATGATTCTAATAGGGCATCATTACTCTTTTTCAGTTCCCCAATTTCTTTAGCGTTCTCGGAGTTAGCATCTTCATATCCTTGCGCATAACCTTCTCTTCGAAATTCATTGTTCCCCCATATTCCGTCTTCTTTAAATCTGCTAAATGCTTTCCGTTCAATTTGTTTTTTTGTCATTTGGATTGGTTTTTATCGTTATCAATTTGCCCCTGTCGAGGTTATTTTAAGGTTGTTTTGTCAATTCAATTCACTTTGATTAGCAATTAATGTTTCTATATCTGATTCATCAATACCCATAGAAACTAATTTTTCTCTACTAATTACCATAGTGTCGCATTTCCATAAATCACGAATTTGAGTAGTTACTTGACCTTCGAGCCTAATCATTATACAAACTGCGCAAATAAACCCAGCAGACCATCCACTTGAATAACCCACTTCTTTTATTCTTCTCTCTTTTGAACTTTGCCTACTCTCGTCCATTGTTAGTGTTTTTGGTTAATAACATTAATTCAAGTTGCCTATTATTATACTCTATCAAAAAAGTATTTCGACATTGAGAATAATGGGTAACTGTTTCTATCAAATGCTCATTAAAGAATTGATTTTCAACATCAGATATTTTAGTTCCATTAGATATTTTATTTTGTATTCGCCACATCATTTTCCTATCAATTTCATCATCCGTATATTTTTTCATACTCAACTATTTTTAGTTTTTAATTTAATTATCAGGTCGGATGTGTGAAGGGGACATTGAGGTAGAATTTCTCTTGTATCTTTTATGGTATCAAGGATATAAAGTTCGGTGCAAAAATCCTGTTCTGTTTCAGGGTGCCGAATACAGAACGGACAATCGCCGCAGCAATCAACCTCTATCACCTTCGTTTCTTTGTTGTTATTTTCCATCGGTATCAGTTTTAAGTTTGCTTTTAAAGAAGTTGAGAATTTGTTTTAATTTTTTCACGCTAATTTGGTCGTACCAATCAAATGTAAACTCCCGTTCAATCTGCTTCCAGTCAAGACCTTCTTTACTTTCTTCTTTAATGATTGCAGATATTTGCTCTGTTTGTTCTTTGTAATTCATATTGTCAGGTTCACGAAATCCTGTCATGTATATTTTATGTCCAGCCCTTAACGTCCAATCTTCTGAATCCTTATAATTAGCACCTTTGCTTTCTTCGGGTTCGGGCTTGCGGAGTTTAATTCTATTATGTTGAGCCATAATAAATAAACCAGACCAATATTCTAAAGGCTTCGTTTGATTATCCCAATCAAATGCGCGGTCTATTGCATACATTAAAGCGTCATGATTTTGCACCCTACTAAATTTTGGGTCATATAAGGACAATAATTCTTTCCTCAACTCCTTATCTTCCACACTCTCAAACCACTCCTGTATCGTATGTGGCATCTTGTACCACTCCTCTGTGTATTTTTGCATGTTAGTTGGTTTTATGGTTTACATTTGATAATATCACCTACTTTAAACTTATCAGGGGCAGCCATTACCCACATACCATCTCCAATGGGCGTACCGTCTTCATGGAATCATTCAACCCAATAATACCAACACCAAGTCCCTTGCTCTTTTCTAATTTCCGTAACGGTGGAAATATCGCAAGTAAAATATGTAGTGTATTTAGGGGGCATATTTTTACACCCGACCAACCCAACAACTACCTAAATAATTAACATTGTCTTTTTCATGGCTATTTTATTGATTTTAAAAACTCGATTAATGTGGGTATAGTGGTGGAATTGATAACTATAACATTCTCATCTTGTTGAAAAGTAATAATATCAGGATCCGGTTCGATTACTAATGCTGGACATCCTTCTGATTCTATACCCATATCTTCATATGTTTGCCAAATAACTATAGCATGTATTTTATCTTTTCCTCTGTTAATGTTAGTTGTAGTCATCGTTCAATTTTTAGTAAGTTATTTTAAATAATTGTTTACTGCGTTCATAAATTCATCAAGTGAGTAGCACACATGGCAACTGTAATTTTTCTCATGTGCCTGTATAAACTTTTCCTGATTCTCTGATAAGCTATTTCTACCTACTTTCAATTCGATAAATAGCCCATGATATTCGTCATTGGGAACTAATAAAAGCAAATCACAAACGCCTGCTACTACTCCCATTCTTTTTAGTTTGGTGGCTTCTATTACGTTCCTACTGCCCCCATTTGCAGGGTGAATAAGGCTTAGTGTCAATCTTGGGTATTGCAGCCTAAACCACTCAACGCAAGATTTTTGCAGGGCATCTTCTGATAACTTCGGGGCTAATGTGTGTGTCTTGGGCATGGGTTAATCCTTTTCTTCTTTTTTAGTTTCGGTTCCAAAAATCAGTAGCAACAAACAAATGAAAGCCCAACCGTCATTATTGTGAATGGCCAAAAACACTATTGCAGCTAATAATAGACATTGCATTAAAGAAAACATCATAATCTTCTTCGGTTGACGCTTGACCGAAACGTTTTTGTTTGGTTAGTTAAAAGTTTAAATCCACATCCAATTTTTAGCCCTCTTGTCTATCGGTTTTAAGTCGCCACCCGCTGGGATAAACTGCGAACCATCTTAAAAAATCAAAACCATTACTTGTCCATGATGTTCATTTGGTGGTATTTGTTTTAATTCATTTTTTAAACCACTTGCATTAAGAAAACCAGATAAGGGGTCGCATATCAACCAGCCCGTTTCATTAATGGAGCCAAACATTTCTTTAAAACCAGAGGCAAAACTTTTACTGATTTTAGTTATTTCTTTTTTCTGTTCCTGTGTCATATTCATTTATTTTAAAAAGGATTTTCAATATCTTTTTCAGTTGGTAAAATGCTTCGGTAATTGTTTGGTATGGCTGCGCGGGGGTTGTCTATCTGCATAGGCATATCAACCCTAAATGGGTCATAGTCGGTAAATCTTTGGTGTGGTCGGTCAAAATCTAAAAGCAATCCCCCTACTGTGCCATCCCTAAACTTCGCTATGTCTAAATTGATTAACTGTATTGGGTTCTTTTCTTCTTCCTCGCTCACAGCCTTTGCCCGATACAAGAACATAACTAAATCTGCGTCTTGCTCAATAGACCCGCTTTCCCTTAAATCTGATAGTTTAGGCTTATTGTCGGAACGGCTTTCTATACCTCTGCTCAACTGCGACAACGCTATTAGTGGCACATTCAAATCTTTGGCAATAGCTTTTAAATCCCTGCTTATTTGCCCTATCTCAATATTCCTGTTTTCAGATTTTACGGCACTTCTCATTAGCTGCAAGTAATCAACTACTATTAATCCAGTTCCTTTTTTTAATTTTCTTTTACGGGCTTTAGATCGTAGTTCAAGTGTATTTATTGCTGCTTTGTCGTCTATTCCTATTGGCAACTTAGAAAACTCCGTAGATTTTGAAATATACCTTTCGTACTGCTCGTTGGTCATTTTCTTAGGGAACTGTATTAACTCCGCATCTAAATCGCAAAAATTAGCTTGTAATCTTCTGATAATAGATTTTCTACTCATCTCAAGAGAATAGAAATCAACATAAACCCCTGATTTGGCAGCGTTAAGTATCAGGTTAAGGGCAAAGGCTGTTTTACCTACCGATGGCCTTGCTGCAAGTATTATTAAATCCTGTTCTTTCCACCCGTGCACAGCTTTATTAACCTTGTCCATGCCCGTTGTAACGCCTGAAAAATCAATAACGCTATTGCGCATATATTCCGCTTCGGTCAATACTTCCCTGGTCGCATCCGCAAGGCTTACGGATTTATCGGGCATAATGCTTTCGCTTATAGTTATTATTCCCGCATGAGCCTTATCAATCATAGCAAATGGGTCTTCCTGATTGTAAGAATCTGTAATTACTTCACCTGATACCCGTATAAGTTCCCTCAATACGTATTTTTCCATTACGATACGGGCGTGGGCTTCGGCATGGGCTGTGCTGGTAATCTTCATCATTATTTCAGTCAGGTAGTACATACCACCCATTTCTTCTTCCAAACCTTTGACCCTAATTCTATCCGAAACAGTCAACATGTCAATAGCACTTCCAGCCCTAAAAAGTTCCAGTATTACCCCAAATATGATTTTATGCCCTTCCTTGTAAAAAACACCCTCATTGGATATGATACCTACCACGTCCTGCAAAACATCATTTTCGAGCATTATAGACCCCAATACGGACATTTCTGCGTCAAGGTCTTGGGGAGCCAAACGGCTTAACCATAAATCCTGCGTTTTTTTAGTTTTGTATGTGGATCTATCTTCCATGTTCCTGTCTGTATCTTTCGATTTTCTTTTGGGTTTCTATTTCGGCTTCGGTGAGGAGGGCGGGTGTATTTGCGGATGATATTTTTTTGAAGTTTTTTTCATTGTCTGCCCAACGCTTCAATCTTCTGCCTATATCCCAAGTTTTTTCCAATTCCCATAATAGCTTTGTTCTTGCTTTGTTTGGTTCAGTCCAATATTCACAAAATTTATCAATCATTTCTTTTGGGTAAAGTTTTAAATACCCTTCAACTTGTAATAAAAATTCTTTTTGCTTGATAGTAAGCGAAGCTTCTATATCTTCTTTACTTTCTATTTTCTTTACTTTACTTTCCTTTACTTTACTTTCCTTTAATGGTAAACCAATCGTATCACGTTTGGTTAACGTTTGGTTCATCAAACGTCCTTCAACCGCTTTTCTACTTGCTTCTTTTCGCTTAGCTTTCAACTCATTATATTTGTCCATTCTGCCTAAAAAACTGTTTGAATAAAACATCATATCCTCTATCTCAAACAGCATAAAACCCCTAATAACATCATTAAGTAATTCTTCTGAAATGTGCAATTCGTAAGCTATATCGGGTATGTGTTCTATGTGTAGTTTATGATTTTCATTCTCCCTAAGCATTTCAAGTAAACAGAAATAAGCACCATATCCTTCCAGTCCATATTTGCGCCTTAGCTTTACGATTTTTATATCATTACGGGCATTAAAATCGTGTGAAAAATAGAAAGCGTCTTTTGCCATTACATTCTCCTTTTTTTATATTCTGCATGAGCATGAGAAACATTATCTTCGTATGTCATACATTCAAGATTTAAAACATCATTATTTCTTTTGTTTAAATCCTTATGATTGACAACTTCTAAATTGTGAGGATTTGGTATAAACTTTTCAGCTACAAGCCTGTGAACCTTCTTTTTATATTGCTATCCGTCAATATCAGAAGTAAGCGATACGGTTAGATAACCATTTGAATCTTTCCCGTTAAGTATTTTTTGTGATATCATAGAATAAAACCTGCCATCAGATGATATGAAATAATTTGAGAAACCCTTAATTAATCTAAAATCTCCCGAATCAAGCGGGTGTTTATCTAACAAATTTCCTGCCATCTTTCCTTAACTTTTTCTTGTGATTAATTAAAATAACTTTTGCTGTGAAATATAAGGCTCTATATTACTTTCGGTCATTTTATCTCTTTAACTTTTATTAAAAAATAATTAATTTCAAAATTGATTTATCCTAACAAACTCAACTGAACAACATGCGAACAATCGGAGTAGTCAAGTTTTTGAGTAAGCGCGTAACGGTTAGCACTCATGCCAGTTCTTGAAGTCCCTTTGCGATCAACAACATAGATAACCCCGTTAGCTACCATTTCGCCAGTCCTACGGGAAACAGCCCAATAATCAATCTGTGCTAAAGATGCTATCTCCATCGCGCATAAAGGTCGGTTTTCGCTGCGAAGTTTAGCTTCTATAATATCATAGTGCTTTTGCTTCATTCCGCGTTCTTTGACGGTCTTGTGGGCCGCGTTAGACGTTGCTTGCATTGTCTTAATGTTGTGAGAGTGAATTGTATAAATGTTTAATCTTGCTAATGGATAAAATCATATTTATTCGGCTTAGATAGTTGCGATAATCTTCGCTTGTATCTAATAGATCTTGCGTTGTATTTGCAGCGTGTAGGATGGTAGTGTGGTCATAACCCCCAAACAAATCACCTAAAAACTTTAATGTGTGCATAGGTAACTTTTTACGAATTATATAGATAGCCATTTGGCGAGGTACTACAATATGGCGTTCCCTTGTTCTGATTTTAAGCATATATGGTTCTATATTAAAAACCTCACAAATGGCATTTATGATACTTTCTAATGTTATTTCGTTGTTTTGGACTTCCCCTATAACTACGCCCGGATAAACATAAGGGCTGCATTTTGGTATTGTTTGTGTGTTCATTATTCAGGTTTTTAAAATAAGGTCGGATAAGACTAAACGACCATGTATAAATCTATGCGAACAGCCTTTAGAATGGTAATGATGTATCGTCTCCTTTCGTTGCATCATAATACGCTGGGCGTGTTTGGTTCTTATTCTCGAAAACAAACTCTTTACCACCACCGATATAGACTTTCTTGTCCTTGCGTTCCCGTTCTTCTTTTGACTGGCTTATGGCTACGCTATGAGTGTTGCCGTAGTTATCAGGCTCTTTGCGAGCATCTACTACCAAATTGCAGTAAACTTTGCCGTTCTTGTCTGACTTTTTTCTTGCGCTTTCGGGTATGTCGCTTAGACAAATTGAAATGTTTATCATTGTTTCTGTTTTAAGATAAAAGTTGAATGTTTGATTGAATGATTTGAAGGGCTGCGGCTAATCTCATTTCTATATCGGCTTGCATTTCTTCATCTGCATTAATGGTAAATGTTACAAGCCTGTGTTTGTGTTCAACGGTGCGTGGGTCGTAGCTAATAAAATATCCTTTATTGCAACCCGTAGCCATCATATTAAGCTGCATTTGTGCGTAATAGTCGGGGTGTTCATCTTTAAACCATGCCTGTATATCTGGCTGGCTCATGGCGGCAATCAAATAAGAAACATGATTAGAACTATTATAAGGGCATTTTACCTCTACAATGGCTTTTAATTCGCTTATTAAGCCATCAGGACTACCACCCGAAATATCACCATAAGGGAAAAACTTAGGATTACTTATGCCGTAATAGTCAACCTGTATGCTTGTGCGTTGCTGAAAGTCAAGTATTGCATCTAGTTCATTAGCTTGCCCCCACTCGGTAGCTTTAAAATCTCTTTGCTCTGCCGCTTCGCCTGTAATCATTTCGGCAATAACCTCATTTATAAAAGTCATAGCACCATCACCAAACAACTGCTCTTTCTTGCGGCCACTTTTTAAAAGTCTGTGTATTTCAGAAGCGGTGAATTTACCCAGCCTTTCGGTCTGCCATGCGTTTTCTTGCGCGAACATTGTATCTCTTTCCATTAGGCTGCATTGTTTTTAGTAATGTTAAAACGTAGTTTGTATGAGTTAAAAATCTTTCTTAGTTCGGGGTTATCATGTAATACATCATAGTTATTCCAAACTTTTAAAAGGTCATCACTTGTTTTACATTCTTGCAATTCCCTGTCAAGATTTTCGCGTATATCAGCAATCTCCATTTTGTTAGAATAAACAGTTTCGTATTCATCCTCAAACTTTCTATTGAGGTCGCGCCCAAACTTCTTGCCTAACCTTTTGCATGCAGCCTTAAAACACATTGTTTCCAGCTTCGGGAAGTCCATCATAAGCCCGTTTTTAATCTTCGCGCCTATGTCTGTTAATTGGCTATCTTTGGTTTGACGTATCATAACGGCTGCACTACCTGAACGGGTAATCCATATCCTTGCAGTAGGGTCGAAAACGGATAAATCCAACGTTCCTACTATCTCATTTGCAATTACCTGATGGCGGAAATTGCTGGTTTGCCATAAACCTAAATAGGTTTCATCTAATAAGGTTTCTAAAAAAGAAACTGGTATTGTTTCTTGTCCGTTGGTCTTTTCGGTTCTATCGGGCTTTTGATTGAGTTCTGTTAAAAAGTCCTCGCGGTTCTTTATAAAGTCGGGAGCAACAAACATATTGCTTAGTTCTTTGCCTTGATTGCTGGTTTGAAGTGCGGTATTTTCGGTATTCATAAAAGAGATTTTATAAATGTTAGTATTTTGAATTTTCGTTTGTTCTTAGCTTTGACTTGCAGCATAACAGTTAAAAAGTGGTCATGCTTTATATCTCTTTTAGTCATGCTTTATGCTTTGGTGAGAAATTGGGATATTTCAGATAGAACTTTTTAAGGAATAGGCAGTTTGCCATCTCATTGTAATAGATATTTGTTTTGAGTATTGACCTATCCAGTATCGCTTCTAGTTCGTTTATCTGTGCTTCGTCCTTGCAGATATCAATTAACCAAAGAATGAAATCTCTATCAAGTGAGCATGAACAAGTAATGTATCTTATTGTAGGCTCTTGATACAATGGGTCTTTGCTCATTGCTTTGCCTACTGCCATCATAAATTTTTGTAGAAGGTTCATAACTAAGCGGTTTTCTTTTGGTCTTGTGAGGTAATATTTTTTACGTAGTTGTCGGTTATTGATGCTATTGTCTCAAAAAGACTATCAACAATAAAATGTGGATCTAATTCAAAATTCTCTTTGCTGCGTATTACAGCCCCTTCACTATGAAATAAACCCTCTGCCTTAGTTTCGGCTTCTTCTTGGATATTGCCGAACTCAAAGGCTGTCCAAATAGGTGTTATGTCCATTCCTTTGTAAATAACCTTTGTAACTTCTGTTGATATGTCTGAAAGGTCATTATCGTAGCACTCCGCTTGTGCTTCAATGGTTAGTGTTCCTAAAACTGGCTTGCCATTTACCCATTTGTTAACAATTTCAGTTTGGAACTCAAAATTTATTGTCTTAGTTTTGCTGCTCATAACGTTTTGATTTATTGCTCCATGTTTGCGCATGGGGCTTTTTGTTTATAAATAAATGATGTTGTAGATAATAACCACTATAATCGCAACAAGACAAATTATTATCCCTTTCATGTTCTGCTTGATGTTATTTGATGCGAGTAGTGTCATGTGGCCATCGTTCCTGATCGTCACGGCTTCGTTGAATAGTATCTCATGGTTACCCTTTTCAAATACCAGGAAGCGTTCAGCCTGCATGGTGACTTTAAAGCCACACATCAACAAGGCTTCATAGATATTATAACTTCCTGCCGGGAGAGGAGCTGTGTAGTCTACCATAACTATTTATTGAAAATGAGTGAACGAAGAAGAGATATATCGTTGTTATTGGCCTCAGTCAGTTGAATATTGCGCTGTACGTTAATGAATAGGTCTTGCAGATCAGCATTCCATACCAGTATTCTCTTTTCGCGCTTGTTGATACAGTCTTGCAAAAGAGTTTTGATGCTATCATCTGTTTGTTCGCTATACCATGAACCGAACACAAAAGATTCGTCCTTTACTATTTCAGGTCTTGAGTATATATACCGTACTAATTCAGCTACGTTGACAGAGATAACCAAATGGGAAGGTTCAAGATCATGCGGAACATTAGGGGTGAAGCAACTGCAAACGATGCGCCCTGTTTTAAGTTCCATGAAGTCCATTACTTCAATCTTGCAGATGTTGTAAAAGGAAAGAACTTTGTCTTTTGGAGTGGAATTGCTTATTTTTGTCATACTGATTTATTTATTGTTTAAGAAATTGCCTCTGCTACCAACAGGAACTTTTTTATTTGTTATTAAGATTCAAATAATTCACAGTCATAAGCTTTTTTGGCTAACCATTTTTCGGCTACTATAGCAGCCTTTTTAACGGCTCCTTCATATTGGCTCGATTTTGATTTTCCGCTTAGTACTTCTATTTGAGCTTTGGTAGTTGCCTTTTCTATCTCACTAATCATTTCCTGATGACATTCTTTAAGCACGGAAACCATTCTTTGTATTTCTGATTTTGTTCTCATGCTTTTTTATTTGTTATACTTATGAAAGTTGATTGCCATTCTCATCTGGCGGTCTATCTTCTTGTTTTGACGAGTGCGGGGAGCTACTTTCTCCTCTTTACTATCCTGCTCATACTCCCCGATCACTTCGTCAAAGGCTTTCCTCAAAGCCAGTATCTTTTTTTGAACCCTTTTATTTGCTTCCATTTTATATAGTTGCAGTTATTAATATTTTGGTTAATAGCTTGTAAACATGTATGGTTTTTATGCGTTATGTGCTTCGGGTGCTAATACATTTGTAGCATCACCAGTAAAAACCTTCTTTTTTAAGATGACATACGTTTTACCAGAACAAGACCCATTTTCGTTTGCTCTACCAAGTGTAATACGATCAATTCCTAAAATTTCAGATGCCTCTGTCATGGTTGGGAACTTACCCAGACTATTGCTTAGCAAAGCCCTCTCATCATCTGTCAGCTTTATGCTCTTACGTTTCTTGATTTTATTAGCGGTTGTCATGTTTCAATTTTTTTACTTATTTTGCTGTTCAGTAAACGTTAATTGTTCGTTCACAACAAAGGTACGGACAAATTTCTCTAACATGCAAATATTTACGGACATTTTTATAAATATTCTTTTTTATTATGGCTAAGGCAAGTATAATAAAGGACTTGGTAGATGCTTTAGGCATAGCAGTCTATATGTTTGAAAAGGAAATAGGCGTAGGTAATACGACTATTGGTAAGGCAATCGAAAGGAATGCTAATATTAGTCCAGCAATTATTGAGAAAATTGTCCTTAAATATCCGAATGTCAATAAAATGTGGCTTTATAGTGGAGAAGGCTCCATGTTTACCGACACTCTCACAGAACCCAACCCAACCCATGAAGGGCGGATACTCACCCTATGGATAAAGGGCAAAGGATATAAAGTAGAAGACATTGCAAAGAAGCTGGGCTATGCAGATCGTGCCGCCCTCAACTACCACCTGCAAAAGGAAAAGCTGCAACCCAATTTCATGGCCCTGTTTAAAGACAGGATAGGCATAGACCCCAAAGACATTATAGAAGCCGCTAACACCCAACCCAAACTATCAACCAAAAAAGAAATCATTCCCTTAGGCAAGCAAGTACCATTACGCCTAACCGCAGATCAGTACAGCGAAGCCTTTGGAGACTGGCAAGGACTGCCTATGTACAATACACCTATTACGGCCTCATTCGTGGCTACCTACCGAGATGAGCACACCTACACCCCTCAGTACTATTTGCACGACCCACGTTTCAGGGATTGCGACTTTGGCGCTATTATTACCGGAGACAGCATGCACTCGGAGATCAGGCATGGAGACTTCGTAGTATGCAAGCAGATAATTGATAAAAGCTTCGTGGTCTATGGAGATATTTATTACATCGTATCAAAGAATGGCTTAGAAACCTGTAAGTACATTAATGCAGACAAGACCAACCCGGACAATTGGCTCCTGGTTCCAAGAAATGAAGCTATCAGCCCCTCCCCCATTCACCGGGAGATGGTTGACAAACTATATAAAGTAAAAGGAATTGTAAGAGGATATTAAAATAGAAATATGAAATATTGGCTGTTTATACTAATGCTCCCGCTAACAGTAAATGCCCAGCAAATCAACAAAAATGAGGTTGATGAATTTACAGGGGCGAAAATAACTGAAACCACATTTGAGTATTTAGTCCAGGACTTCAATGGCACCTTGGCTTATGAAGTCAAACGAATAGATTCAACACTTTACTTGAAAATGGCTGTTACTATAGGAATGAATGAGATATTTTCAGTAGAACAAGGTGCGCAGTTCATGCTCAAACTTGCCAATAGATCTGTAGTTACATTGTATAACACTAAATACCAAATTTCAGATCATGGTGGAGCATATATCGGAAGATTTGCCGGAGGAAATGCAGTTGGTGTAACCCTATCTTTTATACTCAGTGAAGAAAATTTTCAAAAACTACTGGCAAGCAATGTAGTGAAGACAAGATTATATACCACTGACGGATACCATGAAGAAACAATAAAAACTAAAAGGGCTGAAAAATTTAGACAGGCATTAGCACTATTAAAAAATTAGAACAAAATAAACCTCACAAAAACGCTAAACATAGTAAAATAAGCTATCCGCTTCAAACAAAACTTCAAACAAACAAAATTCTCAAACATAGTTATTGCAATCGGTTGAATAAATAACACGTTGATAATCAGCAAAAAATAACTTCAAAAACGTACCGTTACCATATCCAGTCCCGGGCACCAGTTATTTGAAATGCTGTATTGACGAGGCTTTCCTCAAAGCCGGTTGTAAAACTCAAACAAAAGTTCAAACAACCGATATGCCAAATCAATCAGTAACATGGACGGAACCGGTGCTTTGTCATCATAATCATGATATGGCAAAGCCCTGGTTTGTCTATTTCACTTTCACCGACCACAAGACCGGAAAGACAGTCCGTGTCCAAAAGCGTAATGGTATAAATTACCTGAAACGTAAAGATGAGCGCTTAAAGGACGGGAACGCCCTTATTGCCTATCTCAAAGACAAGCTTGAAAGCGGATGGAATCCCATAACCGATGAAACGGGTATGCCCACAGATGCACCCGAGACAATCAGGGATGCTATTCAACGGGTACTGGACCTGAAAGCCTCCAGTCTGAAAAAGAAGTCCAAACAAGGCTATGCTGATATTACCGGTATGTTCCTGAAATGGACTGAAAAATATGGGTACGATAAACTTCCCCTATACAAGTTCAGCAACAAGATTGCTCAGGCATACATGGATTATCTATTGTTGGAGCGTAAGTATGCAGGCAAGACCCATAACGGCCAGTTGGGCATATTAAAAGCTTTTGGCAATGTCATAGTCAAAAGATGGAGAGAGATCCTCGCAGTTAACCCTTTCCTAGGTATTGATGAGATGCCGGAAAACGTAGGCCGGAACGTAGCCTATACCGAAAAAGAAGCCCGGGCATTGATGCTATGGTTAAAACAAATCGATATCAGAACTTATTATGCTGCCAATATTATGTTCCATTGTTATATCCGCAAAACAGAACTATGCGAGCTGCGGGTACGTGATTTTAACTGGCAGGAACGGACCATCATTATTAATTCTGATTCTGCAAAGAACCGGAAACAGGAAAGCGTGACAATACCTGAAGCATTGCTACCAATCCTTGAAGAAATGAACCTGCGGGATTACCCTGGTGATTATTTCGTGTTTGGTCATTTGATGGAAACAAGCGCAAAACACATTAGCAAGGCAGACATACTAAGCGACCGGCATAAAAGGGCTGTTGACCGGATAAAGAATAAACACAAAAAATCCCTTGCTTTCTTTTTTGAGAATGAGGATACTTTCAATACCATAGCTGCAATATCCCCCGATAAGACATTTTACTCATGGAAACATACCGGAGTAGTGATGTACTGGCATGTGGTAAAGGATGTGTACTATATCATGCGCCAGCTTAGGCACTACGATATGCAAACCACCATGATCTACCTGAAATCGTTAGGATTGCTGCCCAATGATGCTTTTAGAAATGCGAATGTGCAACTGTTGTAAAAATATTTGGCATTTAAGATAAACTTCATACATTTGTATCAACAAGGCCACCGCACTTAATAGATTGGTAGTTTTGTTGCTATAATTTTCATTATGAGTAAATAGGCTCACAAAACCAACGCACAAAGCAAACCTATTCATCATAACGTTTACCCATTATAGAACAAAATGTTCAGTTTAAGATTGGCTCCCGCACGGGCTATGATTAGGCTTCGCTCTTTGAAACGTTGGGTTTAATGAATAACTAATATAGTAAAGCGTTTGCTAAACGTTCTATAAACGTTCGTTAAATGTTCGGTAAGTGTTTATTGTAATAGCAAATGAGATAACAAATGTGTTGCAATTATGATAAACTGTTGTACATTTGTTCGACACTATACAATCATTACAGTAGCATTATAATAGCAAAATAAAAAAGTAGAGGGTTGCAGCCCCCTACCATTTTTAACGATCCCTACAAGTGTTTCGAAAAGAGGGATATTAGTTTTAGGGCTAAACTTACCAATTTAGTAAGACCTTCAACGTAAACTAAAAACGCTGAAGGTTTTTCTCTTTTGTTCATCTTTCAAACCTGGGTTGTTTAATACCCATTGCCTTCGATTTTTTATCCCCCCAAAATTATTAACCAAAGGCTGGTTGTGATATATACCTTATAGCCCGTAAAGTACAAGCCTGCAAACTTAGTTACAAAGATAACGTATCAAAGTATATAAAACCGGCATGTGGATGCAATAGTCAGCATTTACACTGACAATTATGTTGAACGTGTGGATAAGTCGGTTGATTAAAGTATAGTTCTACTTAACAATAATGCACTTGTAATATGTTATCAGGAATTCTATTGAGGGTTCTGCCCCATTCATTAAACAGCCCACGCTTCAGATAGTTGAAGATTTTGTTGCCATAATTGCCGTTATTGTTAAGTACTCGGTTAGTAAAAGAAAAATTTACTAACCTCGGTACTCAAGCCTTCGGTAACATAACGCTAAATTATAGAACAAGAGTAATCATTTTTCTCGTTTCTTTTTCACTTCTGTAAAATCGGGTAGGTCTGATAATCTTTGCAGGGATATTCTAAGTATTTTGAGGGCGTTATCTTCGATGTTATTATAGTCATTGACCATTGGGCTTGGTAATCCCATATCCTTATCTTCTTTCAGCACAGCAAGACCCGTTAAAATGCCCATAGCAAATTCAGCATAATAACAATAGTCATCAACTTGTATTGGGTCTAATTCTGCCATAATATTAAGGTTATAACCTTAGTTTTGAATCCCGTAAACGTTCACGTATTATCCTGTCCACTATCTCAATCTTTTTAAGGAGTTTTTTTTTATACTCCATGAGTTTGGCTATATCCATCTGTTCTAATAGTTGCGTCTCGGTCATAATTAAAAAATATGTGTAAACCTTGCAATTCTGCCAAATTCTTTATTGTGAATAAAACTCTCAATAGTCTTTGGGGCATGTTGGTAGCCATTACGGTGATGCCAACTATCTGTGCCGCTTGCGCTACCCATTGATTCTACATTTACGCTCATAAAGTCTTTTGATCGCTTATGGTGTATGTGGCACTCATACCAATACCTATAAATACACTCATGCCAATATAAAGATGCTTCGTGAGCCATTAGTGCGCCCAAATCGGTGGTCTTTGCCCCATCCCCATGTGTAGAGCCTATTAGGTTTTTGCCGTAGTTAAAATATTTTCTGTGAGATGGGCTTACGTCAAATGTTATATGTGGGCAAGCATGGAACCACGCTTTTAAGGTTTGCGCCAAAAAGAATCCAGTAGTATAATCGTGGTTTGATGGGTTAAAATGTATATGAATTGGCGAAGTGGGGATTATCATTTCTATAACATCTCGCATCAATCTTACTGCCGTATTGAACGCATCATACCACATCAAATGACTATCCTGAAATGTATTTGCAGTAGTTGAGCTTTTAGCATTATCTACGTGCAATATATCATTTCCGAGTACTAATAAAGTCTTATCGAATTTGTAACCACTTGCTTTACTCAATACGCTTTCTACTCCCGATATTACCCTATCTACGGCTATTTGTGCATTATATTCATCTCCAGTTTCGTAAGCAGAGGCCAATTTGCCTATATGAATGTCTGCGGGGTTTATGACCTGCAAAAATGATTCTTTAGGTTTGGCGTATTTTATCTTTGCGTATTTAGGTGCATACTCCCGTATCTCTTTGAGAATATCCCCCATCACATCCTCAATACCTATTTTCTTATCCTTTACGAATATGGAGAAGTTCTCACCCTTATACCAATAATGGTTAACGTCTTGTATGGGTATTCCTGCCGTATTACATTCTTCGGCTAAAGCGGGGTGATTTTCGGCATATTTTAATGTGGTTTGCCTAACCTTTACGTAGTTCCTGATACCTTCAATAGTTTCAGAAAGGGCGTATTTAGCTTTAATTGTTTGAGATATTTCAAGCGGCATTTTACCACTATTCAACATCGCATCTATTTCTGCTTTGTAAAGGTCATATTTACTTGTACCCATTAAAAACTATTTATACGGGATAACCACCCGTTAAAAAATACTTTCTGACTTGGATTGCGTTGAACTATACCCTTCACAAAATCAATACGGGCATACTTCAGCTTTACACATAATATATTTTCGTCAGTCCTGTTAATTGCTGCAAGGGTATTCGCCCCCATTACCCCGTCAGGTGTTGCATCTACACACTTCTGTATGGCTTCGGTAGCATGATAACCGCTATTTACAAACCAATCAAAATAAGATATTGCGACCTTATCCGATGTGATGTTATCCCCCTGTATTTTATCCCAGTATTGCGTCTTGTAATAACTTTCAACAAGACCGTTTAGGATATAGTCGTCAATAATTTGACCTTCTTTTAAGGCGTTATTTGCTTTATACCCGTCAATGGCTTTCCAACCCATCCAGTTAGGGTTATTCTTACGGGAAATGCCGCAATATGTTTCACCGCCTTTATCTTTCAGGTTATTAACATACCCACCCTCATTCTTTAATACAACCGCTAATGCTTTTTTAAAGTCTGCCATGTTGATTTATTTTGTTCACGTTTCGTGAACTTTTTAAAATAGTGAACGCTATTCCCTATCCTTATGTGTTTTCTTATACTTCTTGATTTCCTTACGTTGCTGATATTCATTCCAAATTGAGCATACAGCCCAAGTCAGTAATATTCCTACCAATGTGCATACGTAAGCTATCCCGAACATTTACAATAGTTTTTTAACGATAAAAAATAGTATCGCAATAACAAAAAGTGCAACAAGGTCGTTTCCAACCATGAGCATAAAAGAGTGAGTATAAGCATACTTTACAGGGTTTTTATTTACTTCTGCTAAGTTGTTATTGGCTGTGTTCAGTTGATATTTAAGGGCTGTTACCAATTTGGTATCAAGTATTGTATCTGTTACCTTAACGCTATCTCTGATGATTACAGTCTTACTATCAGGGCAATGAACGGGAACGGCTTTATAGTTTATTAGGTCGCCCATGATGCCTTTGTAGTATTCAAGGCTATCGCAGTTCACATACTCGGTCTGTCCTTGCTGTAATACATAGCTTGTATCGTGTGTAACCTCTACATGTTTACCTTCAACTTTGAGAGGAAAATGCATAGCGCAAAATATAGCTGCTTTGTCGGGATTCTTATTCGCCCACTTGCTTACGGATTTTGTTGTTACGCAACCCGTAAGGCAAATGAGAGAAAGAACTATTATACTATGCCACTTTCGCATGGTCGTAAGCTGTTTGGCAAGCGTGGATATAATCGCTAAGGCTTATTTTCTTATCGTGGTAAGCCTGTGCAACTTTAGCGGCCAATAGAAGCAATGCACCCTTTTGAACATCACCACCAACAGCTACTTTTTGCAAGTCAGGCAATACCGCTTCAATAGCACCTATTGCCAACTCTCTTGCGGCCTCGGCATGTACGTTAGGAAACGCCACATCAATAATGCTGGCTACTGTTATAGCAGTTCCGCTTTGTAACCCTTTCTCGATGGCTGCCGTTACCTTGACTGCTCCGCTTGATACGCTTTGCAGTTCGGCTGGCAGGTTATGAAATGCTGCTTTGATTGCAGTAATATCGTGTTCTACTGTTGTTTTAAATGACATATTATGTTTTTTACGGTTTATGAATTATAAATTTGTGTTATCAGGTTGTGTTGGTGCTGGGTTTTCTGTTACTGTTGTAGTATTCGCTTGTGTCGTAGTCGTTCCCGTTGGTGCATCATCTTTCTTTTTGCTGTCAGGGCTGAAATATTTACCCATTACACTATTAACCAAACTACCTTCAAAAAAGGCTATCAGCACGTCTATTCTGTGTTGGTTTGCCGCTGGTAGGTTGCAAAATGAGGAGATAAAAAAGTATATGACCGCTACGGAAATCATCCCTACTGCGAGCCAAAAAACATTTACGTCTTGATTTTTCATATTTATATCAGTTTTTAAGTTTAATATCAGTTACGGGGTGTATCTCCCAGCAAGTGCTGCGCCAATTATTCGTTCCAATCGGCTCATCGGCTGTGCTGTTTTGTTTATGTTCTTCGTCATTGAATAGATAACCGGTTATCGTTACCCATTTATGCAAGTATGCTTTCTTGATTGCTCCCGTTGTCCAGTCTATGCCTTTTGCTGCCATTATAGCCCTGATACGGGGCGTTATCTCAACTACTACACCTTCACCCCTGCCATGTGCTTTATCGTCAATCATAAGGACTATATGCGTATCCCAGATCGTTTTATCTTTAGTATGGCAGTTACACGTTTCATCTTCGCCAAATTTCACCTCAACTACATAACCCGATACGGTTACTGCCCCACTTGCTTTATCCGTTACTTTCATTTTTGCCATGTCAGCAAATTGAATAGGCTTGTATGTTGTTGGTATCGTGTATCTATTCTTTAAACTATCTAAATGAGCTGTCCTACCTACTTTATCGCCCATAATCGGGCAACCTTTATATACGTCTTGGCATTGGACAGAATTTGTCCAAAACAAAAAGCATATTAGTAGTAGGTTTTTCATAAAGTATCTATGATTGTATATACGTTTCCGTTTCTATCAGCTACTAAATGACCTTTACTACCACCTGAACCTCCTGACAATCCCAATGGGCAATCCCAAATTATCAATTTGGAAGTGTCGCCATAATGTTGCCCCCATTCAATAGCATCAATCTGATTTGGGTAAGTGCTACATGGTTTTGACAAATAAACAGTATCGTGTATTGGAACGCCGATAGATACCGTTGTCTTATACTGTATAGTACAAGATGCCATAAGTAGCGTTAAGGCAAATAATATCTTTCTCATTTCTTACGTTTTTTAAATATCGCTGATAGAGAAGTAGTAGGGAAGAATAGCCGTTTAATGTAGTATAGTATGCTAAGGGTAAGACCTACCGCTGTTGCCCAATTACTATATAGGTCAAGGGTCATAGTGCTGAAATAGGCGCATATAACTGTTAATATGGCCGCTCCAAATGTTGGCTTGTCGTTGGCGTTATTAAATTCCATTGGTCATTTAGTGCAAAAGGTTATTAATATCTTTTTCAATTCGTAGTGTGTCAGTGTTTTGTTTTTCATCTTGTCTTGGTTGTTGTGGTAGTAGTCGTTTGGTCTTGGTATGGTTTAGGCATTTTATACACTGTCGTTTCTAGCCTGTTTATACGCTCCTCATGCTTATCTATTCGTTCATCACTTCTGTGAATAGAGTTCACTACATCGTCCTTCATCTCTGTAACAAGCACTATTATTTTTACAGATGTTATAAGAAAAAGCAGTGCGGGTATTCCATATTTGATAAGGTTTACTGGCTTTCTGAAGAAGGACCACATTTCTTCTTTGTCTTGATAGGTCACTGCCTTTACTTTTCTTTAAATCCTAAATTAAGAGCAATCCATTCAGCGGGTGTAGTTGTTCCTTGTCCTTTTATCCAAGCGGTATAGAAGGACAACGGGTATCCTAAAGCACCGCTATTATCCGGCACACTGCCGCTATGTATTACGGTATAGTTGCGGCCTAATAGAGTATAGCAAAGTTTTATTGTGCTGTCGTCAGAGAAGCCATCTTGCAAAGCAGTAACTCCTGTGATAGTATCTCTGCCTACTTGGTTTGGTACTATATCTATTGTGTCTCTCTTTTGGCCCTTACAATTGAAGCTGACTACGAGGGCAGCGACTAATATTATTTTTTTCATTTTTATTGATTTTAGAATGTTGACAATGCCGATCTTTTCCAACCTGAAGCTGTTTTAACATACACATAGTTGCTATCCCAACAAACGTCTCCCGTATTTCCATTTGCATCTGCACTCGATGTGGGTGTGTATGTATTTCTTAACCTCAATTGATCGTATGAGTGTGAACCCGTAGTACCATCTATATCTATAGTTCCACTGGTATATTGATCGCCCTTGGAATCAACATAGTATACGCTTGTATGGCTTCTCCTATAATCGCAAAACCTATGATATTGACTATTAGGGTCATACTCATGTACAATATTGAAGTCAGCCATAAATGCCGTCAAATTTTGTGGCGAATTCGTACCATTCGGTGAAGTAGTGTCCAAGTTTGGAGTGAAAGCATATCCATTTAACGGGTAAGTAAAAGGATTATAAATAGCACCTTCACGATAAGTAAAAGGAGCAACAGAGTAATATGCATTACTATTCCATAATTGACCACCTCCAAAATCCACATTATCAGAAGTTGTTCCTGAAGTCTTAGGATATATAGACATAGAACCTTGACCGGAAAAAGCACCAAAATATACTAAGCTATTTATACAAGCTTCTTGCACACCGGGAAACGTAAGCTTGTTACCTGAATAGTTATTATCAATAAGCCCTGTGATACCATTCAATTTTACATTACCTGTAACTGTCAAGCCATTTGAATTAAATTCACCCCTTTGAGTTGAAGAAACTGAAAAATCTACGTTGCCGCTTGATGAATACATCCCCGATTGAACACCCTGATTAAATGAATATATTGGGGCCGAAGCTAATCCCACATTTGACGGCTTTATCTGAAAACCTGAATAGTTAGAATTTATACCGCCACTTGATAGAATGATTTGACCTGCACTACTAATCATTTTTATACCATCAGACCCCGTATTCCTTTGAATCGTTGTGGCGATATAGTTGCCTCCCGTAAAATAGATATAAGGACTTTGCGCATCGGTGTTATTTTCCGCGTTCAGCCAGATATAATTTTGTGCTGAAGCATTACCCCCAAAATAAGAATAGCCCTTTGTGGTGTCATTTCCGTGTAAGATTGCATTGGTGGTACTATACCCGGCTGTAGTTACCTGGTTAAAAGTTGGAATGCTGCTCAGGTAGGTAGTATTATCAAAGGCCCATGCAGAACCCGTGTATTTCAAATTACCCGCAGAAAGGCTTGGTAACGATGCACCCTTTAAACCTGTTATTGTGAAAGATGGACTAATAGAGGTTGTTCCACTTGCAGTAGCAGAAGCATCGCCTGAAGCTGTAAAAGTTATATTTTGATTAGCTGTTAGGTAGTTTTTGTTGTTCATCTGAGCAGGTGTAACATACTTTACAGTGCTATCAGTGTATTTTATATCGCTTGCCTGACTTGTATTTTGGCTTGCCTGTGTTATATATTTGGTGCTATCTACTTGCAAAGTACCCGTAGTAGTAATAGTGCCACCCAACAAACCCTGTCCTGTTGCCACGCTTGTTACAGCCGTTGTTAGGTAGCCTTTACCATTCACCCAAGAACGGGTTGCATCCCAAGTAGAAGTATCTGTGTTGTTCTGTTTTGCCGCTAATGAGGTGTTTTGTGATGCTTGGGTGATATACTTCGTACTGTCAACTTGTAGCGTGCCTGTCGATACGATTGTTCCACCTATAAGACCCTGACCCGTTGCAACTGATGTGACTGTTCCACCACTACTACTATCTAAAAAGCCAAAGTGTTTAGATCCGTTTGTCCAATAGAACACCGTATCATTACCCAACTTACGAGTAACACTATCAGCCTTTAAGTTTATTCTATTACTCGTACCAACCGTATCTGTATATTTCTCGTAAGCTGATAACGTAGTATTAAGCTGGCTGGGAGTTTCGTATTTGGTTGTACTATCTGTGTAGTTAACTTTGGCAGCAAGCCGAGTATTTGCGGTGCTTGCAGAAAAGAACCATGCAAGCGAAGTATCCGAATAATTTATCTTAGCATTTATCCTGTTTGAAGTTCCTACAGTATCGGTGTACTTCTCATAGTTTGCCAATTTTGTATTAGTATTAGCGGCAGTATTAAACCACCCACTTGATGTATCAGTATATTTAACGTCTAAACCTTGCGCTGTGTTCAAATTAGCCTTAGTGGCATCATAGGTAGCTGTATCATTGTATCGCTGCCCATTTGCGGTATAAATAGGATCTGTTTCTGTATAGCTGCTTATATATCCTTTCGGATTAGATTTATAAGGATAATATGTCAAGCTATCAGAACGTTTTAGATAATTAACACTATCTGCGTGCCAGTAAGGGTCTGTTTCGGTGAATGATGTT